ACGGGCTCTGCCTCGCGAGGCGGCGATGCCGCCAATTTCCAAAGTGCAGCTTGCCTGCCGAGGGCCTTACATTTTGTAAGGCCCTTATTTTTTTTGTATAGCGGTGTGAATCGGTTTATTTTTGTTCTCTTGTGTGATAAGATGGGGTTAATGTACCCATTACGCTTCTTGTGCTTTAAGCACTAGCGCACCAGGATGGGTCTTTTTTTATTACTTTGGGTGTGTGTGAAAATGCAAGCGAATATTACAATACGAAAAAAAGACAACAGCTACCAGGTTATCGTTAGTTATAAAGATGGCCGCAAGTGGCGTCAAAAATCAAAACAGGGATTTGAGACTCGTCGCGCGGCTAAGGAATATGGACAAGATATAATAGAAGAATTAAAAAATACGATCTCCGTGTTTATCCCGGAGGATTTAAAAACCATTACACTCCTGGATTTTTTATCTTTATATCTTGAAGAACGGGTGAATTTAACATATAATACCCGTGCTTCTTACTGGCTTGCCATTCAATTTTTCTCTGAAATTGCGGTGCTTCCTATCCGCGAGATAACTCACGCCCAAATCATTCGGATTTTTAACGACCGCAAACTTTCACCCGGCACTCGTAATATGTATCTAGTCAGGCTGCGGACAATTTTTAATTACGCCAGGCGGCCTTACGGAATTATTACTCACAACCCTTGTGATTCAATCGAGCGTGTTAAAACTACAACCCGTAAGGTAAAGACGTTTAGCGAAGAGGAAATAAATGCGCTCTTTTCTTATCTAAGAGAGACTTCCTTGTATTGCTATACTCTTATTTGCGTGGCTCGTTATACCGGCTGCCGCTATGGTGAGATCCTGGGGATTACCTGGGATGACGTAAATTTTACCGATAACACGGTTAGCATTAACAAACAGTTTGTCCGCATCAGTAAGGCCGAGTGCCGCATCGGCCCCCTTAAAACCAAGGGTAGCTACCGAGTGCTTCCAATGCCGCCATCTTTAGTAAAGGTCCTTAAAGATTACCGCATTCACTCTAAGGACGGCCGATTGTTCCCCGAAAACATTTCTGAATCGGCAGCTATTAATAGGGCTATCCGCCGTGTTGTAAAAGACAAAACCATCCATGATTTTCGCCATACATACGCTACCGCGCTTCTGGCTAATGGTGCTGATATTAAAACCGTCGCCAGTCTTTTGGGTGATAACGTTTCTACCGTTATTAATACGTACGTTCACTATACGGATGAAATGAGGCTTAAAGCAGCTGAAAAGGTTTCTGATGTGTTTAAGTAATTTTTGACGAATTTATTGACGAAATTTGCATAAGCTAGTCTATAAGCCAATAGTTAAAAGGTGTTTTATTCTCTTATGAAGGCTTTTTTATGCCTTTCTATTTTCCCATATTTATTAAAATGTGTTAATCATCGCTTTGGCCAAGTTTCTTCTTATTTTATTTTTCACCATATTTACCATTATTCACCATAGTTTTTTGACGAATTTTTGTCGGATATACCAAAAAGGCCCTTATAAAAGGGCCTTTTCTATCTTAGAAATATTTTTTAACAAATGCTATTCTTTCTTCTACTTCTTCCGGGTCGCATTCATCAAACGCCGCTTCTTCAATTACGCTTTTAAAAATCGACGTTATTTCATCTGCAAATTTCTGCAAAGCGTTTTCTCTTACCTGTTCTTCACTCAATTTAAATGCCCAGCTTACGTCAAGCCCGCCTTCGGCGCCGTTGTCGCATGTTTCCTCATACGTCCCATCTGTCCGGTGTGTTACAAATTCTAGCGAATTGATCACATCTGCCGGCCATTCTTTTGAGTCTTCGGCAAATTTTATCGCCGCTGCCGTATACGGTTCAAGTCCTCCGAAATGCCATTCCTGTTTTTGTTTCATTTTCTCCATCTCTTTTAAAATTAAATTTGATGCCCATTCCGGCGGCATCCTTTGCTCTAATTCCCAGTCCTGCCATGTTCTTTTCGGAATATTTAATTTTTCGGAAATTTCTTTTTGTGTCATCCCTAATTCTTCCCTTGTGCTTTTAAATTTATTCATTTTTTTATTCTCCTTCTGATGTTTTTTTAAATATTGTGCTTTTCTATGAATTCACTCAACAACTCATATTCATTGAAGTTTCGGTGATCATACCCACTAAGAATATATAATTTGCCATTTTTATTAAACAGTCGATTAAAGATAAGGAAAAATTCAATTGCATACTCGTTCGGGTCGACGTCCGGCATTACTGACGAAAGTCTAATTTCTCCTTCATCGTCATAATACCGCTTTTGAGCAACCATTCGTTTTCCGTCCTTGCCCCTTACAAAGTCTAGCTCTACAGGGGACCCGAACGGAAGCTTGGCTTCTTTGTCTTGATGTGAATATAGAACTCTCCCTTCTTCCATAATGTAAAACGTGTGGTCGTAATTATTGAACCGGTGTAAGTAGTTAAGTCGCATTTTGATAACTTTATGGCAATCACTCAAACTTTTCATTGCCTTTCTTATTATGTTTTCTTTTTCTCCTCTTTTTTCGATTACTTGATACATTTTTCATTCTCCTTTTGTTTTATTTTTTATCAATCGCCTTCCTGTTGTTTTATATGTTAGCACGCATTGCGTGTGCTGTCAAATATTTTCTCTAAAATTTATTAATAGATTTTTTTTATTTGTTTTTTCTTAAAAAAATGGCTTCACAGAATTGCTTGAGAGGCGTTTTATGTTCTTATTCATGTTCTTTTATGCGTCGTTTTGTAAATCTCGTTGTGGCTTAAAATATAGCTTGTTTTGTGGATTTACTCTTTTTCTACAGAAAAAGGTAGCTGTTTCCCTGGTTTTTGTGACGTTTTTATTCTTTTTAATATGGTTAAGTATCAAAAAAGACGGATTCCTGGTCTTAACATAGGTTAAGTTCCAAGAATCCGTCTTTTGGTTCTTATTGAGTTGTTTAAGGAAATGCCGTTTTTGTTAAACAACTTTTGTTTTTTTAGTCTGATAAAAGCGGTTTTGTTTGACTAAGTTGTTGCATAATTTACAATAACTTATTTTTTGCTTAATCCGTCCAGGCCGTCCTGGATCGTTTTAATAATGTTATCGACCGCGTTATTAATAATGCGAATGTAGAAACGGTTTCTAATCTTGACCCATACGGATCCCGTGGTTTCAGCTTCTTGCTGTAAGGGCCCCGTGATTGTTTTTAATTGTTCTTCTACAATCGGCCGGAGGTCGTTTGCCGATAATGAGCTAAGGGCTGCCGTTGCTTGTTCTTTTACAACTTGTGCGGCTTCTTTTGCGAGTAAGTTCATGATTTCGTTCTTGTTCATAATGGTTTCTCCTTTACACGTTGGCTAATAATTTGTGGTGTCTATAGTAATTGGCATTTCCTCTAATCTGCTGTCCGCCGGTACCCGGTTCTTCTCCTTCACGTAATACCCAAAGGTCCCAGCGTTCACATGTTGAATCCGGTCCGTAATCGTCGTGAGTATAAAGCCCGTCGAGATTATCGGCCGCTTCGGCGTGTGTCATAACCCGGTCCGCATCGATCGTAAGGTCCAGTGCATCAGCAAGCACGCATATAACCTGTGACACTGCATTAATCTGTGCTTCTGTCGGCGGGTATGGTCCGAGATTGTCCGGGCCTATGGCATCTAAAGCGCAACAAAGCGTAATGGCAATGCTGCCGGTGTTTCTCATGTACGTTGCGTTTTTGACTTCGGCAAAATTTTCAGTCGAGATAAAGCAGCGGCCTTCACTTGTAATATTGATGTGGTAGTCACTAAAGGTCTGGTTGTAGCGACCGCCTGTCCAGTGAATGTAGAGTTTGACGTCACGGCCTAGACTTTTCGCTCCGTTCCATAAATCCCAGTAGGCTTCACGGGCTAGGTTTTTAATTTCTTCTAAGGTTACTTCTCTCATTTTTCATCACTCCTTTCTTTGTGTGGGGAAAGTTTCGAGCCTCCGATATATCCCAAGAGACCGGAGGCAATAGACATAGCCAATTCATTTAGGCCAAATAAAATAGCCATTACAAGCCCCGTTACAAGGCCTGTAATGACTACCAGGTCGGCGATATTAATTTTGTCTACCACTTTTTTCACTTCCTCATTTTGTTAATTTCTATGAACATGTTTTTGATTCTCACGAAATGGTAGGTGTCGATTTCTCTTAGGTTTTCGATGATTGACGATAGTTCCGATGCTACCGGCCACCACATGAAGACGTTGGCTAATAATTCATCGCCACGGACTCCAATAAATACGGTATCGGGGAGCGAAACACATGCGATCGATAAGAAAAACCAAGCCGGGTAGAATATACATATCTTTTTTAACATGCTGCTTCTTAACTTTTCGCTCATAAGATATCGCTTGATTTTTCCTGTATTGGCGTCGATGTAATCACCCCGCCCCCAGCCATACCATATAAGAGTTGTAATAAAAGTTTTAGTTGTGTTCTTGCGGTTGTGGTCTTTATTATACTGGAATACTTCCGCAATAATGCGCAAGAAAGCATCGGCCACCAAGAGAATTAGTACCAGTAGGATGACGTTACAGATATCTAAGACATGTTCATGAGATACGTTTAATAGTATCCTTGTAACCAGCTCGTCCATGAATTCCACGTCCTACTCCTTTTTTTCTTCTCTTTCTGCTAACCATTCTGCAACCGCTTCCTGGTACGCTTCAGGTACTAACTTCTTTCCGGTTTCGCTTTCATCTAATGTGTAGACCCCGGCTAATACTAATTTTCCATATGCGCTTATCATATATTTTTTTAATACCATGATTATTCCTCCTTATTTTTAAGCGACTCTAATGTTAATGAATTATTCATTACTTCTTCTTGAATATCTACAATAGCTTCCAGGACGGTTACGGCATCTAGCTTTACTTCTTCTTCCGGCTCCGTTTCAGGAATATCGATTTTTTGGATTACCTTGCCGTCCTTTATGGCGACTGTTGACGGGTCCAGCGCGTCTCCTTCAAGAATTTCTCCGTCCAGTCCTATGAGCGGTTCCTTATTCATGCACATACTTTGCACCTTGTTGTCTTTAATTAGATAGAACATTGTTTTTACGACCTTTCATTAATTCAACTATTGGAATTTTTCCAATAGTTCGTAGAACATTGCGTTTACGTCCTTTCGTATTTAATCCCGTATATTTCGATGATGCCGCAATTTTTTTCGTATTGTCTCCATTGCGTATCTGTTGACGGGTTCGACGTGTTGGTTGTTGACGTTAATTTCCACGCAAAACTATATACGTCAAATAAAGAAAATCCGTTCTTTTGGTCGAACAAAAAGGCAAGCAACCATGTTTCGTAGATTACTGGGAGTCTGTATTTTCCCTGGGTATCTGTCGCAATAATTACGACTTTATCATAGTTTTTGTATGACTCTTTTAGTAGGATCGGGTTATTTGTATTGGTTCCTGCAATGCCGGTACCTGTGTTATTAATATTCCTTACGTCGTTATTTGAGTTTTGCCGTTTCATCGCCTCCCAGTCTATTAGCGGTGTCATAACCGGTGCTTTGTGTCCGCTTATTGAATCTGATACTTTATTTAGATCGCTCCTTAACGCCAATTCACCTCCTTTATTGGGAGCGGTTGTATCTTTTACGCTAAGGCTACCGGTATTTGTGAGTTCGATTTTAGCCTTACCGAATTGAGCCGCATTTCCTTCTACTAGTACGTCTTTTTTATAAGGCTCTGTCCAGGACGTTGTTATAGGTTTTACATCGCTTTTTCTTACGAATACTCTTCCGTCTAGCGTGGTGAGCGTTTGAAAGATTGTGTCTTCCAGCATCAGGACGTCTAATACATATCCTTGAAATGTTTCGTTGTTAATTGCAATTCCTTCCCCAGTATATCTTCCAGGTGTCACCGCTTCGTTTACGTTTGTTACGGGTTCTACGCTTACTGTTTTAGCGGTGCCGGTAATGTTGACATCTATGGCAGCGCCATTGCTACTGACGGCCGCTTCTACGACCTCTTGAACCTTGTATCCTACTGATTCATCTATTAATCGGTAGGTTTTGTCTTCGGTCTGTATGATAACTGCGTTTCTTTCTACGCCTATTACAAGGTCTACTTGTGGCCCGTAGTTAATAACATATGCCTCGTTTTTGGCGTTTTTAATAAAATCTTCGACGTCAAACCAAGCTTTGGCAATGACTCTAGTTCCGTTTTCGGCTCCCATGCGCTGTGCTGCCAGTTTGAACTCGTCTATTTCTTTTTTTAATTCTTTTACGGTTTTTTCGGCGGGATTTATGTATTTGAACGGAGCCCACTGATTCTGTGCCACATTGTACCCGTTTGATATGGCATTTAAAACCCTATCGGCCATTCTAGCGGTGTGTTCCGTTGTTTCGGTTAATTCATTGCGGATATTTTCAATGCCCTTAATTTTTGCTTCCTGTTCCTGGGCAATGAGAGTGAGATTGTCGGCTACCGTTTCAACGGCGTTGTACGGATACTTATTGGGAAGATCGGCGTTTTGTTCAATCGGCGTTTGCCTCTTAATAACTAAGGTGTCACTAGTAAATAACGGTACGCCGCTTACAGGGTAGATGAATTTATTTTCTACTTCGTCAAAACGATAATTGGCTACAATCGGCATTTCTTTGCCGTTCACCAGTAGATACCCCTTGATATCTTCTCCTGCTCTGTACTGATAAGGGAAAGGGAACGAGGTTGTAACCCCGTCCCCTTTGTAAGTGATTGTGGTTTTGTCTTTAGTTATCATTTTTGTTTGTCCTTTCTTTTTTGTTCGTTAGCTTTTCTCTTGTCTTGGCGAACCCGTTCTTCGTGCGTTTTATAGCGCTTATCGAATATCGTTGTGGTGATAAGCTCCTGAACACTTCGGTCTGTGTCAACCAGCGAGAATCTTACAAGGTTCCAGAATCCGTCTGATAAGGTGTCGGAGAATTTCCAGGTGCGGTTGCCAACGCGCGATAATGAACGGCCTATGTCGGTGAAGTCTTTCTTTTCGTTTCCGGCTGCTTGAGCTGCTTTTACAAGTTCATCAATGGCTGTAATAGCGAGCGGTGAATTGTTCTGATCACTTCCTAGTAAGAAGTGATTCATAACGCCTTCTAAAGCATCACGGACTACCGGGAAGCCCTGGTCTACGTTTCTTACGGTCGTGATTCCCAGGCGGCGGAGCATTTTGTCCGGGTCGTCTAGTTCTCCGGCAACAGCACTTCTATAAACGGTTTCAGCAAGCGTCTGTAATACTACCCAGTAGAGAGTAGCGTTAATAAGTGCCATGTAATCTCCATGGTCCTTTACTCTGTAACCTGCCTTGATGAGGGCATTTAATACGGTTGAGCTATAGCTATAAAACGGAGTCAGCTGTCCTACTAGGGTGTTCTTACGTTGCATAGCTACTTGGTCTTTTACCTGGCCGCTTCCAAATACCGCTCTTACGTTTGTGTCGGCGTCTGAAATAGCGTTTTGCTCCATTTGCTTAACGTCCGTCATGCCCGCTTCGATTTGCTTTCTCATCGATTCGTCGTATCCGTGTTTCCACAAAGCCATCGAGAACATGAGGTCTGTTTCTGTAATAAACCAGTACCCAAAGCGATTGAACTTTTCTTTAGCGTGTGTTGCCCGTTCTCTAATGAGCGAGGTATCTTGCCCTACTTCAAGCTTCATGTCCTGCTGCATATCCCTGTCGATCGTATTCATACGGTCGCGCATCATGGGAGATTTGTCGAATACAAGTTGGCGGTTTCTAGCGTATGTATCCGTGCCCTTGTAGAAACCTAAGCCAAAGCTAGTAATGGCCTTTAGGGTATTTATCTTCCCTATCTGGTGCATCATGGGAAAGACGTTAAGAACGTTTAGTATGGCCGTCCCTGTTCGCATGGCCATTACAGCAAAGGCCGAGTTTTTACGCATTTGTTCTAAGGTGCGGTTAATGATGTCGGCTTTTTGGACGTCTGTTTTCCACACGTCTTTTGACCACTGCCGGATCATGTTGTATGTTTCCATGCCGTATTTTTGCTGGACGGCTTGTTGCACGGCCGGGTGCGTAATTAATTTATACACGTCGGTTGCCGCTTCGCGCATGGCGATATGGTGAATGGCTTCTGTGACCGCCTGCGGCCACACGTCAAGGCGTAAGGCGAGCTGTTGTCCTTTTACTTCACTTACGCGGGATTTTGTGCTGCCCATGCCGATTCCAAACGTCGAGCTTCCCGAAAGGGCTTGCTTTACGATGTCGTCAGCTGCAAGGTCCGAGGCTCTTATACTTAACTTCGGATCGTAAACAATCGGGTAATAACCGCCTTTTATCTGCCTACCGTTAATGTTAAACGGCAGCGCTTGTACTTTTCCGAGGCTTTGGCCGTATAGGTTTTCTTGGACCTTATTTCTTTCAGCCCAGTACGAATCAAGCTGCGTCCAAATGGCTTCAATGAAGTTCCAGTCTTTTTCAGTAAGTGACGACTCTAATACGCTTTGCATGGTGTATTCGTCGATGACGTCCGCTTCATTTTTGGCCGATTTATTAATGGTTGAAAGCACGCGCTTACGGCCTTCTTTGTTACCCCAGTTAAGAGCCATGCAAATTAATTGTTCTCTTGTGAAGTTTGTCGTAAGTCCGATGGTAAAGACTCTGTCGGAACGCATGGACTGCCATTCTTCCAATGAGTACATGTTGTAAATCTTCGAGAACGTCTTACACGCCTCTTGCCGCATTGTAAGTTCTTTATTGGCCCCTTGGTTAATCGGCTCGTACACGAGCTGCATCCAGTCGCCGCCAAAGCGATTGAAGATAGTTTCGGCTTTGGTGAGGTATAACAAAGCGTCTTTTGCCAGGCTTTTAGCCTTAGACTTTGCGTCAGTTTGGTTATTCGAATCTTGCAGCGGATTGAAGGAATCATCTACGCCGATAGCTTGAACGAGTTTCATAGCCGCTTCTTCTTGGCTTATGACTTTGCCGTTTCTGTCCTTAATGGTTGTAGCTTCGTAATCTCTTCTTGAGGCTTTATATAAAACGTGCATGGCTTCAACCATATCTTGAAACCGATCCATTTGCATTTCGTTGTAGTCTTTACGATCTTTACTTTCAGCCAATATCCTAAGCCACGGTGCCACGATTTTATCAGGGTTTGGCGCGGTTTCTTTATCCATGGCGTAATCCGGATTTAAATCGCCGTACACCTTTTCCCAGTTAATGCCTACGGGTTCGCCCTTTTCATTTAAGGGCTTTATTCCGTCTTTTTCGGTGATTCCCGTGATGTATGCTAGGTGCTGGATCATATATCGGCTGTTCGGGTCCAGGCGTACCGGGTTTTCCCTTCTACTTATGCGCTTAACCATACCCTTTATGCCGTCCATGGCTTCTTGCTGCATGTCCACGCGACCTGTTGAGCCTTCAAGCTTTGTTCTTACATATTCCTGGTTGTCTTTAGCCGCTCTACTCATGCAGTAGTATTTAAGGCTGTTTCCTTTGGCGATAGCCGCTTCTTCAAAGGCCCCTGCCGCCATTAGCTTATCGGCGTTATTTCCTTCTTGCTTGGCTTTAATTTCCCAGTGCCGCCAGGTGGTGGCTTCGGCTACCGTCATTTTGCTTAATTCTTCACGGGCTACTTGAAGGGTTTTGGTGTAACTACCGGCTGTAATATCTCTTGCCGTATTTAACCCACGCATAGCTTCTTTTAATGCCGCCTTGGCCGAGGCTAATTCTTCTTTAGCCGAGGCTCTATGCTCTTTGTCCTTTTCTTTGGCGTCCTTTAATCGTTCCTTTAGCTTCTGAATTTCTTCGTTCTTAGCAAGCACCAGGGCTACTTGGCGGCCCTTCTTTGCCGCTTCGTCGTCTACGCCTAGAATTTCTTTGATGCCGGCTGCGATTTCTTCTTCTGACTTTCCTTCTAATGCGTCAAGTTCACGCATTGCCTTAACCGCTTCTGCGACGTATCCGTTTACTTTTCGCTTAATTGCATAAGCTTCAAGCTGCGAAAGTCTCATTTGAGCGTTTGTCGAGGCAAGTTCCGCATCGGCTGCGTTTTTGAAATCTTCGGATGTCGGCATCATTTCTTCGTACTCTTTACGGCGGTTTTCCATGAACGCTTTAGAACGTTCTTCTAACGGACCACCTGCTTTTTCAATGGCCGATTCGAATGATTCTTTCGAGTCGTAACCAAATTGTCTCAGTAAGTCGTTCCGTAAATGCTCGTCCGTCTCGTTGTATTGTAATTCTTGGCCATATATCGGGTTTTCATCGACCAGGTGTTTTTCATAATCAATTCGTTCTTTTTCAAGACTATTCTCAAGGTCTGTTCGCCACTGGTTTTCTTCTTGCCGCATGAGTTCTTTTAGCACTCGTTCCTTAGCTTTTTCTTTTGCGTCGTCTGCCCAGCGTTTAATCATGTCCCCTTCCGAGCCTGTTAAGTCCCCGGAAAAGCCCTTCTTGTCCCAGGCGTCTAACTCTTTGGCTTTTGCCCAGGCTTCTATTTCGTCATTAGTCGCAAGCATTCGATCCATGACGCGCTTTACGTCTTCCGGCGGTTCTTTACCGAGATTTTTTAAGTCTCTATAAATCGATACGAGCCAGGATTTAAACTTTCTGAATGCACTTTGTAAGGCCTGTGTCGGAGCTTTTCCTTCTGCTATATAGCGTTCAAAGCCGCGGGCAAAGCGTTCTTGCATCCAGCGTTCTTCGGCAGCGCGAACGGCGATGACGTCGCCACTTTTACGAGCGTCTTCAATAGCCTTGGCATAAGATTTAAATTCTTTTTCCCGTGCCGTTCCCTCGTAATCTTCGATGTCTTCCGGCTTATACGCTGCCCATTCTTGAATCGTGTTCCAGTCTTCCAGTAGACCTTTGGGTGCCGCTTCGTTTGTGGCCATCTTACTCATCTCTGTAAGATACATATGTGCCGCTTCATGAACAAACGAGGATTGGTCTGCGCCGTCGAATAGGTGAATGGCGCCTGTTGCGGAATTGTATGAGGCTTTTATTTCTTGGCGGTATTTATCAATGATATTTACCGCCTTGTCACTAAACACTACGACGCAATTGCCGTCTTCACTGTCGTAATAGGAAATACCTTCAATCCCGTTCTTGTTTAATTGCTGTGAGGCTTCTTCCATACTGTCGAGCGATGCGGATAAATACCTGTAGATTTCTTTGCCCGTCCCAACGCTTCTTTTTAAGGTGTCTTTGGGATCTTGAATTGCCGCTTCCAGGATGCTGTCTTTTCTTTCTTGTATCGACGCTTCGGCTTTTTCAGCTTCTTTTTTTACAGCGGCAAGGACTTTTTCTTCCTTTTCCTTTTCCTTCTGCATGAAGTCCCGGTCTTTGATTTGTTTGTCTAGATAGCCGAGTGCTTTAAGGTGCTTTATGGCTATTTTTTCTTTAAACTTAGGTTTGTCGGTATTTTCGAGTCCATTAGCTGCCACTTCTAATTGCTTTACCTTATCTTTCGCTTTATCAAGGTCTAACAATGCTTCGGTCTCTTCGGGTAAGGTCCGCATTTCGTTGTGTAGCAGCTTTTCCCAGAACGCCTTTTGTTGGCCGTCCGGTAATTCCGATATTGTCCTAGCAAGCTTTTCTTGTATTTCGGATGGCTGTTCTTGGTACCGTTTTTCTTCTGCAAGAAGGTTTGTGTCTTCGGGAATGTCTACCTCGTATAAGTACGACGGCAGCCCTTTGTTTTTTGCGTGTTTTTTATACGCCTGGGCTGTCTTTTTGTTTTTGGCTGTGTAAATACCCCATCCATGTACCATATCCCCGGCACCGGTAAGGGCCTTTTCTAAGTTGAACTCGTTAAAGTCCATGCCGCTTCCGTGCCATGCTCGTTGAGCGTAACCACTCTCTTTACTCTTGTTCTTTCCCCCTTCTTTTGCTATACTGTTTTTATGGAAGGACGCATCACCGCCATTGTATTCGGACGTATGATCGGGGCCTTGAGCATCGACCGTGGCAGGAGCGTCCTTCCACATTGTTTTTAATCTTAATTTTTTTTCTTTTGTATAGATATTTTCAACGACGGTCATGGTGCCGTCGTTTTCGTATTTTATAAATCGAATACTGGGCAATCCTTCACTAGACCTGTTACCCAAAACCACTTCATCAGGTGTCACCAGTATATCAAGAGCGTGTTGCAGTAATTTGTTTGTTAATACTATTTCGCCCTTTTTCTTACCTGATCCATGTCTTTTTCGTGCATGACGAATATCATCTGCTACCAGCTCTAATGTATAACCGGACAGATTAATCCTTAATTCTTCTTTTATTCGTTTGACTTCTACATCGGACAATTTCCACAGCGTAAATGTGGGCGCCGTTTCCTCGCCCTTCAGTGCTGCCAGGATATATTCTTTTCCTTGGGCTATAATCGATTCATTAGCCTTCACTTTGTCCGCAAATTCTCGCTGCTCGAATTGAGCGGCTTTTTTATTTTCTGCTGTCCCTATCCGGATCGGATGGGCTGCCGCAAAGTCTTTGGCCGTATAGGCTGTATCGCCGTATTCGTTGCGGATTTTTGCCCAACTTTCAGCCATGCGAGCGTATATGAAAGCGTTTTCGTTGGCCGCTAATTTGGATTTATCGCTACCGTCTTGAAATTTATTTAATACTTCGTTATATACTTCATATCCTTCCTTAGTGAGGGATTGTTTTACGGCGTAATCGCTTTTGGCCAACTCTTCAAATTTATCTTTCAAGCCTTGCAATGCCTCATATTTTGCCTTTAAGGAATTTGCGTTTTGTGCAAATTCGTCGGCTGTTTCAGGAGCCAGGGTCTGTAATTCTTTCATTTGGTCTTCGTACGCAATATCGAGCATTTCTTCTCTTGTCGCTTTGCGGCCCAGCTTTTTATACATGTCTTGGTACCAGTAGTCATTATTCGAGACTCTGATTCCACGGCCTGTCTGGCGGCTTTCTTCGTCGGTATACATAATGCCAACGCCTTGCGGTTTGTAATTCCAGTAAGCGTCAAACCCTAATGCATCTTCATATTCTTTTCTTGCGTCCGTTAAGGCTTCTTTATAGCTCTTGTTTAAGTCGTACGGATTTTTATAGATGACGCTTTCAGCGGCCGTTTTTGTTATATCATCCGCATCCTTAAAATGTTCTTCCATGAGTTCTTTGGAAAGAACATCTTTTTTATTTTGTGCTAAATTTGCGAGTTCTTCACGGATCGCTTCCACTCGTTTGGCTTTTTCTTCAAGGGCTGCGCGGTGAACGCCGTTTTTAGCCATTGTAGTTGCACGCATTAGGGTATCGGTATCCACGGACTCATCAGCAAGCTGCGCAAAGGTGCCTGTCGGAATTACGATATCCGCGCCGGTTGAAATGGATTTATCCACTTGTTCGCCCGTAATAATCCCACGGTTTACCATGTCATTTAAAACGTCTACGCCTTTATCTGTTTTTGAAAGTTCTTGCGCGTCCACGTACATATTCTGTACACCGGCAAGACGAGCCTGTTCTTGTACGACGTTTTTATATACTTCCGGATTTTTTTGTGCGGTTTTGTTTTGGGCTTTGTTTGCCATTAACGCTTCAATAGTCTGTTGTTCGACTGTTCTTCTGTATTCTTGCTTCCAGTCTTCATTTTTAATGGCTGCAATGGCCCGCATACTGCGATAGTTTCCTACGCCGTGCGTTATAGCACCCATGGCTCCCATGCCTACTACTGCCGGGACGGCCTGTACCATAGCGTCTACAGCGTTTCCTATAATCTCCGTGGTAGTGTGCGGTGCGCCTTTTTTGTACAGATAATATTCGGCATTATCCATAAGGTCTTCGGAGGCTTGCTGTGCGCCTTCTTCTGCAAGTTCTGCAGCCGTACTTCTGCCGAATTGTTTCATAGCCGCTTGTGCGGAAAGTTTAGCGATGCTTTCTTTTCCCGCATCAATGATAGCCATTCTAGCCGCGGCGTTATTTAATATGCTTTTAGCCGCTTGGCCGCCCCAGGCTTTTGTTATAGGTTTATATCCTACTTCCATGAGACCTAGTTCAATAGCCCCGTTTACCACACCTGTTACGGTCGAATCTACTAAGGCATGGTTTCTGCTGTATTCGCCTTTGCGGTTATTCATTAATTCCCAGTATCTTGAGGCTGCACTTTGCTGTTCGAATTGTTCGAACATGCCTACACGCATGCCATTTGTAGCCCCTATTGTGGCCCCGGCCAATAAAATAACCGGTGCTGCGGCTGCCCCAATTCCTGTTGCGGCTGCGCCACCTGCCGCTGCGGCCGAGGTTGCCATACCCATAGCGGCCCCTTGTGCGGCTCTTTTGGTAGCTCTTGCAGCTTGGGTTCCCATAATTGTTAATTGCTGAATAGTGTCGTATAAAGTTCTTTCGTATTTATTAGGCTCTTGATATGCCCGCAATTCGTCTGTGAGTTTATCTACATCAGGCCGTACGGAATCTATGCTTTCTCCGTTATATGCACGCATTTGTGCGTCAGAGAGTTTTACCATATCCGATCCGGAATTAAAGGCGTCTTTTATAAGATCGAGCGCGCTTCTGGTATTTTTTATATCTTCATATTCACTGACCGCGATTGATGCACTTACCGGATCCTTTTGTCTTATCTCTACAAGTTCCGGGTACAACGCATCGAAATTTTGTATGCTAAATTTTGAGCCTTGCATAAATCCCATAGGTTGTGTTTCTTTGTCAATTTCTTTAACGCGGTCCATTACTTCGGGATTGTCTATGAGAAATTGCGGCGATAGGCTCATGCGCTGCCCTAAGCGTTGTGCTTCTGTCATCGTTTCAGGTGTGCTGTAAAGAATGTTCTTTTGGATCTCCATTACCCCGTCGGCTACATTTTGCCATCCGCCCATCATGCGGTCGAATAAGGTTCCGCCGTAGTCGTTATCTTGGCGCCATTGTTTTCCTTCGGCATCGGTGTGTTCGTTTTTTAGATCCCACTCCATGTTTCTTTTCCCTTTGGCTTGGTTGTCCGTTACAACCGTTCCCTGCCCTAGGGAGTTGGCTATGTTCAGTAGCTGTTCCTTGCGTTCGTCGCTTATCATTGTTATCTTAGCCCCGCATTCTTTAACATTTTTTCGAATTCAGTTGCGTATACGTCTTTGAAGTCACCGTCTTTATATAATCTAATGTATACGCCTTCCGGCGTTTTAATGCGTTCCCAGCCGGCGTAACCTAAGTTGTAAATATCTGCATCGGAAAATTCTAGCGGCCTATCTTTAAATACCCCGTATTCCGCTGTTGCTCCGGAGTCAAAGCTGTATGTGGCTTCTATAGCCCATTGTTTAATAAGCGTTAAATCCGGTTCGCTTCCCCCGTTTTCTGATTTATATTCACTTATTTTTTCTCCAACAATAATACTCATGGCGGTTTTATTTCGTGAGAATTGTTCGTTCGTCATTCCTAACATATCCGCTGTTAGCCGATCTTGTATCTTAAAGTTTCGTCCGTTTTGAACATTTTCCTGGAGTGTGTATATCGAGTCGATTTGTTCCGGGGTGAAGCTTACCGGTGAGTTTTGAAGTACAAAGCTTAACTCTTGTTTTCCATTTTCGCCGTTAAATTCCCCTTTTTGGATTCTTGCCTTAATGTTATTGACGTCAAATACATTCCCCTTTGACGACGCTTTGGCGGCGGCTTCTGTCTTATCTCTAATTCCCTTATCAATTGACATCGTGAGAGTCCCTAATTCACTGTTTTTTAAATCTTCGTCATCTCCCATTAGCTCTGCCAGCTTGTTTCTTTTTTCGCTGTCTGTTGCGTTGGGATTTGCAAGGCCCCAATTGATATATTTCCCTTTTGCATCTTTTACTTTTGCTTCTATTTTTTCTTTTTTTATCTGCCTGTCTTCCCTATCACGTCTTCTGATTTCTTCTATCACGGCCCGTAATTCTTCCGGCGATCGTTTTGATGTTTCTGTTCGTTCGTAATGCCCCGTGCCGTCTTCGCCGGTTTTTACAATCTTTTCAGGGTACGTTCCGTCTAGGTGATAGTCCGATTCGTGTACCGTCAACTCCTTTGAGCTGCTGTTGCCGTAGCAACCTCCATTGCCATCATATATGGTGACGTGTCCATCTTCACCTTCTGACGTATGGTAAATAATGCAGTCGCCTTTGCTTAACTTGCTTTCGTCAAACGGGATGACTTGGATACCAGCTTCGGCCGCTTCTTTTACAAATGCCGGGCAATTGGTTTGATTTTTGTGTGCCTGGTCTGCTAGAAATTGATTGTATGATGCCCCAAATCGTACGGCGAATTCTACACACCCGTTGCTTCCGTTGGGCATTTTGATGCCAACTAATCCGGCTGCTATTGAATACTCGAACCCTTTATCTATAAGGCCGCCGCCTGCGGCTTTTCCTCTGTATTCATCAAATTCTTTTAAACGGTTGTTTACGGACATGTTGCCTTCGACTTCTTCATCCCACGTAAACTCACGACCGTTATAAATCCCTGTAGGCATTCCGTTTTTCCAGCGGCGGCCATTTTCAAGCCCCCAGTTCCAGGCAACGCATGCGGCTTTTTCGTCTCCGCCTAATTCGCCAATAAAATAGTCCCAATACCATTTGGCATTTTTATCTTGGGCTTCGGTGCTATGATCGTCTACATTTACGCCGGTTTGACTACATACCCATTCCCACGTACTGGGTAAAAATTGATACCTACCAAAGGCCCCGGAGCTTCCGTTGACGGCGTTGTAGTCGCCCCCACTTTCTACCATGAAGTTGGCTTCAAATGCATTGCTTGCTCCGCCTGAACCGCCATGTACATATCGATAAGAAATTACAGTGTTGTTCTCTGATATGTCCTTAATTTGTGCCTCTACGTCCCCAGGATGACGCTTTCTCACTCCTTCTATATCTCGTTCTGTTTCAATAGCTTTTTTCTTCTTTTGGGTTTTATTGGTTAAGTTTACGACGGCATCATCGTTGATATATTCCGAACAATTGGCTAGTAGGCTGGTTACTCTTGTGAAGCTTTCCTGGCTTCCGTCGGCTAGCATGCTTTCTGAATATAAGTTAAACATATCGGTGTTTGCGTCTTTTATCATTTGCTTTCTATTTTCTTCGCCGATAACGTTTCCATATAGCGTTTCGACTATAGCCTGGTTTTTGCTAAAGTATTCGAAAATATTAGCGTTTGTTCCTTTTTCCACAAGGCTATCGGTGTTTTGCTTTAGTCTTGTACTGTATACGTTTTTTCGGTATTCATCTTGTCTTGCCGCCTGGTATTTCATTACTCCGTTGAATTGAGATATATTGGTTTCGTCCGCCATGTTTGTGAAGGCCCTGTGAGCTTTTTCGTAGTTGGGAAGGCCTGCCGTTACTTCTTGTCTAATTTTAGCTTCGCCTTCTTGATATTGCCGCATCAAGTCCAATGCGTTTGTGTCTTTTTTGGTGAGTAGCCCGGTTCCGGGATTGTTTAGGAGGTCGTTTAACTTTTCCTGATACTTGTTGCTTGCGTCTACAACGTCAATTTTAATTTGTTCGTCGGTATAGGCTTTTATTTGGTCCTGAATGGCCCCTACGGCTTTTCCCATCAATTGATTCCCGGTCGTATTGCCGCCAAAGGCTTCTATGTTATTTGTGGCCTGTACGTTTGCGTTTTCAACGTTCGGGTCTACAGCCCTGTTGTATGATTTTATTTCCATTTTTACCCCCTAAAATTCTTGGAGCCAAAGGGATTTGAGCTGAACAATCCCTTTTGTGCGTTTGCGTATCGCGACCATCTTAGAAGATCGGGTTTGTAATCAAATGTATAGTCTGCACCAGAGCTTCCGGCCGCGGGCTTTTTAGCTCCGGCGTATTCGTGCTTAATTCCATACATACTGGAAGCCGTTGAAAGAAGAGTGGCTATGCCGGCTAGTTTCCCCTGGGCCTTGGCGTTTTCTGCCGAGGCCTTATAACCGGCTGCTTGGTTTTCATAATTATATTGGTTAAATAATTCCGAGCGTTCGTCGTTTCGCTGATTCTGTAGTAATTGACTGCTGTCATCTTGATAGGTGCCGTACGACGAGATGAGAATATCTAAGGGACTTCCTGTAAGCGTCATATTTGATGCGCCTGCCTGGGCTGCTGTTTGCCCTGCCATTAGCCGCATCCTGTCGTCAAGTTTTCTCTGGTCATTTGCGTATTTATCGGCCATTTGGTCTTGCCGTAGTTCACTTATTTTAGCGTTTTGTTCGGCGGCAAGAGCTTGCTGCTGATACATAGCTGCCTTAGCCTTTGACTCTTGTTTTACCTGTTTGTACTGCATGATGCCTTGAGCTAATTGTGCCGCCATCATGGCTGGTACTCCACACATTATTTATTCCTCCTTATTACGAATTGTTGCCATGTTACGCCGTTTTCGTTAAACGGCGTACCAAAAACGGCGCCAGCTTTTAGTAGCCAACGCCGTGATTCGTTATTATCTATGCTTATGCAATTCGTTACGGGCCCGTATTCTTCGATGAATCTACTGATTTTATCGAGCCCCATAGTGATTAATTCTTTTTTGTAGTTTTTAATTTCCGTCGTCCCTACCATCCATACGGCGTGGAGTCCGTCTATCGGATATTTTACGATCCCATATATGGCGATAGGTTCGCCGTTTTCGCCGAACGCCAAAAAGTTATCACAAAATTTGTGCATGGCGCATTTAGTAACGGACGTATAGGCCCCTTGTAGTTCTTTTTTATCAATCGGCCTTAGGTGTTCTTCTATGTACTTTGCGGCCTGGAGGTGCTTTTTATTGTCCTTGTTAAATTTCTCCGTTGTAACTCTTAACAATGCCGCCATCAATACTTACCTCTCTTATGATTGCGTTTAATTCAAACGGGAACGGTTCATCGTGCTTAATGCAGATATGGTTTTTGGTGTTGCTTCCGATATTTGCAACCGGCATTTGCTGCACGATGTCGCCTGTTTCTAACGTTTCGTAATCTTCGTATCGTAATTCATCCATATCCTTATCTTTAAACGTGTATCCGATATAGCCACCGTAGGATTTTTCTACTCTTAAGACGACGGTATTAATCTTTGAGATTCTAGCCTGCATGGTCCCTTCTTTTAATCCTATATCGGGACCCGGCTGCTTAATTTTCGTTTTATAAGAAAGGCCAATTGTGATATCCGAAAACGACTTGGCAAAGGCCACTAAGCCATTTTCAGGTACTACCGCATCTTGCAGTCTTGTTCCGTCTGCTAAGACTTGTACCGTTTTTCCAGCAAGGTGCGATACTTCTACGCTGCTACCGCTTCCTGTAACGTATGAATCCATGTATACGGCCGCTTCTATACCAGGATTAAACCGTTCTATATAGGTTTTATCGTTTCTTTCTACGGTTACGTATAGTACGTCGCTTGCGCCGTTTGGAATAGACGCGACCTTTTTATATTTGCCATCTGTCGTGTGATGCGACCAGGCAAATACGTTTTGCTCTTTAATGAAAGCCAGTGAAAGTAGCACGCCGTCGTCACGGACGTAATACAAGGTACTATTGGGCTCTTGAATATACGCGGAGGATACCAACTTATGGCCTTCTGTTAAATGCGTCGCCAGAAGAGTTAAGTCGTCTCCGTTGTAATTATCCGCATCATATTGATAACCGAGGTCTCTTACGGTCTTCCCACTTCTTTGTACGTGTACGATACGATTTCCGATGTGCTGCGGAGGACACGTATTGGATCCACGCATGGTTTGCGGACGAGGATTAATTTTTGCCGGCGTGATGACGCTTGAGCCCTCTATAATCCATTCGTTGCCTGTCGTTAATATAACCAGGTCTTTTGCCGGTACTAGGTGTAAAATTTCAAAGCCGTTACGGGTAATAAGGTCTGCTTTAATAGCCGAGTCGTCGGTTACGCCACCGTCTACTTTTTCAATACCAAAGTTCGGATAGTCTCCTGTTCTACTCATCCATATGGAGTAGGGCTCTTTTTTTGTGGCGGCTAAGACTAATCTATCTTGGAAAAAGCACGCCATTTTAGGGTATCCGTTATCGTCGTTCCAGCTACTTAATGCGTATACTTGGGTTTTGTCTGTGTTGGCAAAGTCTGTAATGACTGATACTTTAACTTCTGTCGGTGAAACGACTTCTGTAATTTTAGCCGTGCCGTCATTTGAGTAGGGATTGCGGGAAAAGTCTACGGTAAGTTTACCGCTTCCGTTATCCGCGTCTGTTACAGCCACCGCTTTCATCCATGTGGGCGTTGTTACGGTCCCTGATTCTGTGAAGTTCTGGTCGTTGTTTGATTTGTAGCTTCTATACTCTTGCCAGGTCTTATTATCATCCGAATGATATACGGTGACCTTACCCTTCCATGTGCCATGGGTTGTAATCTTCCAGGCCTTTCCCACTCGTATAGACTTGGTTTCTTCCGTTATTGAAGAGGCCTGTATTTCAATTCGTTCTGATTGGTTTTCAGCTTGCTGGGTTAATTTAATGTGACTATTTACCATGCCGGGTGTGAACGTGTCTTTTGTGGCTGTAATGGTGACGTCGTTTCCCGATGTGGCCGAGGGTTTTAATTCGTTATTTCCGGAGAATGTGATTCTTACGTATCCGTTTTGGCCGTCTTTCCCGTCTGTTATTTGGGAGGGATTGCGTTGGATATCTTTGCATACTCCGGCGGTGCCGCCTTTAGCTCCGCCTTGATATGAGGTCCCGTCCTTTCCTTTGGTGCTTTGGTTTTGGCCGTTGGGTTTACTTGTGATCCCTGCACCGCCGCCTTTAGCTTCTACGTTATTAAAGGACGATTTTCCTCCGTCCGTTCCGTCCGTCGGCTGTGCGTTGCCTCGCCGGGAATATTGGGATTTGCCGCCTTTTCCACCAGCGCCTACTGTTACGGAGTGTGTTTGTCCTGCGGTTAGTGTGTCTATTGTTATTTTCTTTTCTCCGGATCCACCGTTTCCGCCTTGTAATTCTATGGTCCCTTGGGCTTCTTGTCCATCGCCCCCATATGTATATGAGTAATGCTGTACTCCAGTGCCGGCACCGCCGCCACCAGCCCCTATGATTTCTACGGTGTATTTACCCGTTACTTGCGGCGTAAAAGTGTATGTTCCAGGTGTCGTGAATGATGTTTCTTTATTTACCGCTTGCGTTGCCGAATCATAATAAGGTTCTGTGATTTCATACTCTTTAAACGTCCAGCCTATAGCCGTTCTTTGAAGGCATTGTATCGGGTAATCACCGGAGCAAATGAACATGGTGTCAGCTGATTGGGTAAACTGTAAGTTATCCACATTGTCATACGGTGTGGATAACTCTGTCCCGGTGTATTTGCCGTCTTCCCAGATACGGATATATTGATATCCCACTTCCAGGAGGTATGCATCGTCTATTCCGGCATTAAAGGCGACAAGGGCTGTCGGCCTATCGTCGTATTTAACCTTCCCGATAAATTCTGATCCTTGTCTACGGTAACAACCGCCGAACGGACGGATGACTAGGTTTTGGGCTGTTAGAAGGGCCGATTTATATTTATCTAAATCTACCCGGTTTGCGACGTACGGCGATATTTCGCCGGCTGCAAACGACGGTTGTATGAGATATATGTTCATCGTACCCTCCGAGTTTGTGCATAATTACTGTGATATACCGCATCCCTTTGGCCTTCTCTTGCGTCGTTTAACTGTGCATCGTGAATAATGGCCTGAAATAACTGGTACTGCATCTGATAGGCTTGCGGATTTCCCGTAAGGCGCATAGCCATATTGGCTGCAAGTAGACGTGTAAAGGCGCTAATGAACAAGGTGTCCATAACCTGTACGTCTTTTTCGTCTACCGTGTAATCGGTGTAAGCGTCTTGTAGGTTACAAGCAATGGCCTTTGTGGCTGTATCTATATTTACGATAACGTACGGAACGTGTTCTTGTACGTTTATCTGTTTGTTTCGAATGTTATTTATTTTTAAGCAATTTTTCGGATATGCATAACAAAAATCATATCCGGGTATTTCTTTGTCTAATAAGGCTAACTTTTCAATTCTATGAGCAAAGCTCCACGGATACGCCCGGAGTACCGTTTCTCTTGTTTGGTCGTAATAGAGCTTGCAAGCTCTTGCGTTTTCTTCTTTATCGTTCATTGAGGTGATGACGCCTTTTCCTAAATTTGATAGCGCCATGTTACAAATATCCGTTTCTGTCATTTTTTCTCCTTTTTTTAATAAGGCGGGGGACGGTGTTCCCCGTCCCCTTTTCTTTATAACTTGTGTTTTTTAACGAGGTTTACAAGGTCCTCTTTAGTTTCTTCGCCGGTGTATTCAACGCCGGCTTGGATTAACTTAGCTCGTAACTCGTTTGCGTGTAACTGATTTAAACTTCTTCCTTTGCGGCAATCCTTAAAAGGGATCCCCGGCTTATCGTACGTCTGCATCCATTACAAGTGACGCCGAAATGGTGCCTGCCGATTGGGCTGCGGCTGACGCCCATTTAAGGCGGAGATAGCCGAGATCTCCGTAAGGCACCTTAACGGCTAAGGTTTTACCTTTTTCAGCCGTATACGTACCCAAAGTTTTAGCCCCGGTCATTTTATCGTTGTCCGCTGTTTCAAGGGTTACCGTACAATCTGCCGAAGCTCCAGGTAATTTAACAACTAAGGTCAAGGGACTTCCTGCGTCACCTTTACCTGTTTTAATAACTTCGCCTGTTCCGGATTGTCCGGATAATTTAACGTTCCAAAAGAACGTATTTTCTGCATCGTATACCATGTGTTTCTCCTTTCTAGGCGATGACGGGTTCAGTTTCCGTCAATGCGTCGTTTTTCTTAACAATAAGGCCCGATACATAAAGCGTCGGAATGCCCTGGGCTAATTCTTGACGGGTTACGTATACGTTATCTTTGTCCGAAAGATGTAATTCAAGCATGGTGTATGCCATAGGCGATACGTAAAGGATCGGACGTTTCGGGCTTACAATCTTGTTTTTGGCTACGATAATACGTTCTGCAAAGGCTTTACGAGCTTCGGACGTGCTGTCTTCGGCTGCTGCCTTGCAATCAATATTACGAACGGCTGCGACTTTACGGATGTTTTTTACCGCAAGGCCCGCATCCCAATCAAAGAGCGTTGCAAGAGCCCGATATTTACCGCCGTTTGCGTCGATGGCGTCGATTTCGCCGAGGTCTTGAATATCAAGGCCTGCTTTAGAACCCTTCGGGTAAATGCCGACGACCGCATCTTCGCCCCAGTCTACGATATAGGCGGAGGTTTGTTTATTCGCCGTCTTGCCACCGGCGTTTACTACCTGGTAGCCTTCTTCGCCAAGGTCGCCTTTAAACGTGTTGTAGCGGATACCGAGGCCATTAAACTGGTCCGGGTTTGCGTCCGTATCACCGTAGAACATGTACTTTGCTAAATCATCCGTAAAGCCTTGGATATAGGCCTTGTCTTCTGACATACGAAAGGCTTGTTTATCCGGAGCCAGTTTCACAAGCTTTACGTCAACTTCCGAACGTGCTTCCATAAGGCAGCACGTGTCGATGATTTGCCGCGTCGTCGATTTTCCGGGCTTTACGCCGGCATTAATGCGCCGTAATTCCGGATGAGGGTACGACGTACGGACGGTTGTTTGGTTGCCTGTGGGAAGGTTTCCTTCCATCCAGGGGATATCTTCCATGATAGGGTTGCTTTGGGCCATGACTTCCATAATCGCGTCAAGCTGGCCCTGCGGATTTAAGCGCTTACGCAAATCCGAGAAAGTTAATGCTGTGCTTCCAATCATATTTTTGTTCTCCTTTTAATTAATACTTAGAAAAATCCGTATGAGGATACATATCGGTACTTGTTGCAGCGGTACCTGCGCCACCCATTTTGCCGGGGTCTTCACCGATTAAATCGGCAAAGGCTGCCATGGTTTTAATCATGGCTATATGATTACCGGCCCCCGTCAGGTTTAACATCTGCGTAAAGCCGGGAATCTTTTGTTCGATATAATCTCTTGCGGTCGCGGCCTTGCCGAGCGTTTCTTGATACGCCCCGCCTAATTCTTCTTTTGCCGCATCGCCCCAGGACTTTACTTCGTTTACGTATTGTTCCTGGAGATTTTTAGCGACCGCTTCTGCTACGCCTTGGGCATACTGGATGCCGTATGTTGCCATGCCGGCTGCCTGTTCTTGCGTTGCACCCATGCCTTTTAAGAGCGTTGTAAATTCTTCGGTGATTTTTTCGTCCGCTTCAAGGCCCGCTTCTTTTAGTACGGCCGTAAAGTCGTACGATTCAGGTACTTGCGGAGAAGTGCTTTCACCGTCACCACCTAAGGCGGTCTGGGTTTCCTTACCGATAAATGAGTCGCTACCTTCTTGGTTAGCGCTCGTATCAGTCGCTTGTTCTTGTGTTCCTTCGGCCTCTTGGCTTTCCGGGCCTTCGGCGAATCGTTGCAGGTCAAATTTTAATTTCAATTGGTCCATGTTGTTTTCATCCTTTCGAGTTCTATTCTTTTTTCGGCGTATTCTTCTTCCATTTTGTGAAGAAGTTTCATGCCTTCCAGGCCCATAGATTGAATGAGTTTTAAGTATTCAAGGCCTACACGACGGCGCCCTTCGTCTAAGAGTGTGGTTTCGTTGGATAACGGGCTATAGATTCTCGTCGTATCCAAAAGGCGGGCCATGAAATGACGTCCTAACGGGCTTTCCATAACGTACCGTAAGGCTTCCATATCTTGACTTCGTATGGTTTCTTCCATAAGTTGTGCGGTCTTTCGTTCTTTTTCGTGCATTTTACCTCATTCCTAGCCATTCTTGCATAGCGGGATTGCCATCGTTTGCCGCTTCTGTTGCGTTTTTAGCGGCCGCTGCAAGGTCCGGAGCTTGTGCTATTGCTGCTTGTTGCTGTGCTTGTGCTTCTGCTGCGGCCTGTGCTTCTTGGCGCTGTTTTTGGATTTGTTCAACCTCTTCGTCTGAACGAATCATGGCTGCCGGCACGCCTACTTGCGCTAAGTAGTTAGCGACTGCTTCCGTTAGGTTGACCTTATCAAGGACCGTCTGGTCGAATTGTGCGGCCTGTCCGATAAAGCCAATGCCCTGTTCGATGGATGTTAAGCCGCTCATCTTTTGCGCTTGGGCGAGCGGTGAGATGTACTCGATCCTAAACTCTTCACCTACAATGTCTTGCAGCTCTTCCGGGATATCCGGGAATATGCCGCTTCTATCTAAGATGTTGTAGACCCTTTCAAGGATACGGTTTAAGAATTCGTATTGAAGGCGTTCTACGACCGGGCCTAATTGTTGCAGTTTTTCCTGGTTTCTTGCCATGACTTCCTGGGCCGTCATACGACCTTTGTCTAACTGGTCGAGCATTAAGAAGAGGTCTGAGGAGTACGTTCTCTTTACCCTATCTTCCACACGTTGAATTTTTCCTTCAAGTTCTCCAATTGCCAGTTGTCCCTGGAATATAGGGCGTATGGCTTCGTTTGGATCGTTTATGGCTGTTGTACCGCCGGGGAAGAGGTTGATATTACCCACTTGCGACGGAGGGACCTGTAGCGGAGGCTTTACGCCCATTTCGATGGCTGTGATAGCGTCGAGCTCCATTTGTTGCAGCATTTTAGCGTCCGGTAAGGCGTTCCAGCCGGGGCCTGTGGCGTAGGCTTCTGTTCCTTTTACTGTGTAACGGGCCACGGGAACCGGCCACTCCTCAAATCCCGTAACCGCCAGGCATTCGTCTTCGTTAGAGTCTTCTACCCAGTAGGTCGATGTGAACGGCATCTTCTTATTGTTTAGCTTGTTTGGGTCGTTATCTTCGTTCTTTTCGACGAGCCAGCATACCGTATGGTAGTTTTGATGGCCGCTTCCGTTATCGTATGACTGCTTAACGGTCATCGGGCAATTGTCATATCCGAATTGCTTTACGATTTGATTCACGGTCATTTTGGCTCTTCTAGCAAAGGTTGAGACTCTTCCTGTCGCGTCACATGCCAGGGCGTACGTTCCGATGGTGTACGGAACAAACGTCACTGTACCGCCTTGTGAAAAAATCCCCAGGGCCGCTTGGCCAAAGGGAAGTTCTGAATAGCATTGATGTATAGCGTTGTAGAAGTTTGAGCCGGATAATACAGATTCCATGATATCTGCTCTTGTATCTAAGAACCGCTGCACGCCTGTATCATCGGCCAGGTCCTTATTCCCTATTCCGAAACGGAACCAGCGCCTAGACGGCGGTGTGAGTCCTGACTGAACGCCAGCTGCAAATGTATCACGGGCTTCTTGAATGACGCCTGTAAAGATTTCTTCATCGTGAATAACGGGTTTTCCCGCCGTGTCGTCGTCAAAAAGTCCGTCATAGGGAAGTTCATAATCACGGATTAACTTCCATACCCTTTCCCAGGGCCTACGGGCTTGGAATAAGGCATTAAAGCGTTGTACGAGCTTTCTTTTATCTTTACACGTGTTTAGCTTTACCGTCTTAGTGTCTTTTGTCGGACTTCTAGCGAGTTCTGTTTTTACTTCTTTACGCATGTTTTTCTCCTTATCCCAATGTATTTTTGCCATTGGTTGTTCCTAATGCCGTGTCTATAGCTGTTCGCGTACTTTGAAAACCGCGCTTTTTACGCTGTTTTTCGACGCTATCGGCTGTTCCTTGGTCGCCGTTATTTACGGCCTGTACCGTAGGATCCGGTGTCTTAAATTCGGGAGATGAACTACTTCCGAATAAGCCTTTTAATCCACACATTTGTATTACCCCTTTCTAAACGGATTGTATTTTGTTTGTGCTGCCGTTTGCTGTCTTTGGCTCTTTAATACCGGCAGCGAAAATGTTAAGGCCAGGGCGTCCGCTTTATTTGGTGATGGTACGCCGCGGGCTTTCATATGGTCTTTACTTTCCAAGATAATTTCGCCTTTTTCGTTGACGGACGCTTCGGGGCCTATGAGGTCATCTCTTAACACGTCGTCATCCGGCAGCACCCCGCCATTTATAAGCCAATCCTTCATCTTTCCCCAAATTTCGGCCCTTTTATTAGCAAAACCTTTTGTTCCGGACTTTCCGCCGAATGCAACCAGCTTCCATGTTCTTCCCATGGTTACACCAAACGAATAAAGTCCCGTGCCGTAGCCTTGGTCGATAAAGACCGCATCAGCCTTGTACTCATCCTCAAACCCTGCCAGGATTGCCGCCATGGCTCCGTCGTTGTCGTTTTTTTGATATTCGCCTAGGACCTTACTGTAAAGGCCTTGACGCATGATAATAACGAATTGGTCGCTTCCCGTCCAGGCCGGGTCCACTCCTATGATGACGGGTGCAAAGTTATATTCAGCCGGTCGGAGCGTTCTTTTTGTCGCCGTTTCCACAATGTCTACGCCTATGTATTGCGCGTCGGATGATGACGGAAATTCACCACGAACACGGACTTTAAAGAAGTCTGAATCTTCGCCGTATTGGTTTTTCCATTGTTCGATTTGAGTTTTGTTGGAAATAGCCACGTCCCTGGAGTCTATCTTCTTCGTGTCCCAGTAATTTCGGTATTTCGTGAAACAGGCGTGGAACCGCCCTACATTTCTCGTAGGGTTCCCATAGCAGCACCAGATGATTTCCGTATTCTTATCTGTTAAGGCGCCTTCTGCTACTTCCCAGATGCGATCGTCTATAGCGGAGGCTTCGTCGAATATGATAAGAATCCTTCGGCCTTGGTTGTGTAGCCCGGCAAATGCTTCGGTATTTGTGACGGACCAGGGGATAGCGTCAATTCTCCAGGTGCGTTCGTGTTCCGCTTCAATGGAAAATATCGCGGTTGCCGTGTAGGTGAATAGCTCTTTTGCGATAAATTTTCTATGCCATTTAGCAAGTTCCGCCCAGGTTTTTGTTCTAAGCTGTGCTTCGGTATTGGCGGTTACGACGCCTCTTGTATCCGGGTGAGTCGATATGGCCCATAGAATCAGCCAGGCTACGGTCGTGCTCTTTCCTATACCATGTCCTGATGATACGGCCTGACGAATTACTGTGTCTGGAGTCTCCAATCCTTTAGCAATTCTTTCTAACTGCTCTAGCTGCCATTTTTGCGGCTTTTGTCCTTTTAGCTCCGGATCGTTGTCCCAGTCAAATGCGAAATATACCCAGGCTACCGGATCGTGAGTTAAGCGGCCTAAACAGTCCATAAGCTTGTATGCTTCGTCTTTATTCATTAGCCGCTTCTCCTTTCTTTAATAGTGCCTGTTGCAAGCGTTCCGATAAGTCCATGTTGGCGTTAATTTCAACGCTTCCGGTAAGTTCCGTTTGCTGTTTTTGCTTCCAGTCGTCCGGCGCTAAATTGGTAAGAATGAAGGTTGCGGCTTTGGTTTCCGGCGGAACAAAGATAAGTTCGTTTTCTATCTTTTTGGTGACTTGTTTTCCTACTACCTTGCCGTCTTTAACGATGTCTACGGTTATGGTCTCTTCTTTTTTCGGTGCCGTTTTTTCAATGCCAACGGCTCGTTGAAACAGCGCGTTTTCAACGACCGCTACGCAGTAGTCTTTTCCAATGGAAAGCGCCTCCGAAAACTCCGGATGTTTCTTTGTCCACTCATAAAGCGTCGATTCGGAGATACCGATATAGGCGGCAATCTCATCGTTATGCCATCCTTTACGGCATAAGCTTTTAATGACTTCCAGGTTTTGGGTGGTATGAAACTTTTTCCAGGTCGTTGAACGACGCCTTATATTAATGTTTTTTCCTCGCGCGTTTTTCGCGTGCGTATCTGTGTCTTTGATATATATCTTATCACGGCGAATGGGTTCGCCTCGTACCTTGTTTTTTGTCATATTCTCCTACCTAAACGTACGCCTTCTCGTTGAGTGATAAACGGGCGTATGGTTTATGTCCGTTTCGTTTGTTTTTCGTTTTTTCTGCCACTTTGGTTCAAAACATATGCACCGCTCCGATTCTATCTGTAGGTGCATGTTCACGCATATTTCGCGGTGATTGTGTTTGCATCGTTGGTTATCGCATCGGATCATGCCGCCCTCGCTTTCATTACGGCAACAAAAAAGGAAGGCCTGTACTATACAGGTCTTCCTTGTCTTATTTTTCTAGCTTACATGATATCACAGAGTGATATGTAACTTTAAGTACCCTCTTTTGATTTTTTTAGGATTATATCAAAACTTTTCAAGGCTCGCCGTTGTGTTCTAAAAATATTCGGCCACGTGCAGCCTAGGGCTTTACATATGTTTTCCCACTTTTCGCCATAAAGGTATCTTCTTGAAAGGATGCTTTGATGTTTAGGATTTTCCAGTTTTTCGATTAAAAGTCGTGCCTCTTCTCTTTTTTCGATGAGCTTATCCCATTCCTTATCCGCATCCGCAATCATATCCGCTAGGCATGCCACTTTATCTGCCATACCGCTTCCAGGCGTTCCGGAAACTTTATCTGCCGAATAATCCGTTCCTTTAAGGGTGCAGATGTCTTTTCTATATCTTGAGATTCTCGTTTCCAGGGTTTTTAACCTGATGTCTAGTGTTCGGATCGACTGTAGGTATTTTATGGCCGTTATGTTTTCTACCATTCTTTTATGGTCTCCTTGATGATGACGTCCATGTCTATGGTTCCGTTGTACCGTACGATATTGTTCTTTTCTATCTCTCCGGCGTGCAGTGCTTGTAGCATCCATAATATTTTTTTCATCACTTTTCTATCTTGTTCTTCTTCTCCGTGAAATACTACTACGTCTTTTGCATTTTGTCTTGCGACGATTCCCGTTTTTCTAACTCTAAATAATTGCAGTGCTCCTATGGTTTTTCCGTTTTTGATTATCAGCATGTCCGGCTCTCCTTTGGTTTTGGTGAATTGTTTGTTATTGTTCGCCTATTATAATGCCTTCTTCTCTAGCTCTTAGTCTTAGTAGATTTAAGTACCTCTCCATTACATGTGACTGTGCCTGGAGCGCGTCTATCGGAGTTTTTGTATTTCGGTCTAATCGTTGGCTTTTTCTTGCTATGGCAACTTGCAATTTTTGATGTCTAATTTTTAGCTGCCAGTATTCGGCAAGTAGCCGGTCTTTATAGTCGTCGCTTATCATAAGGCTTACGGTGTCTTTCAGGTCTCTTATTCTCATGGTTAGTCCTCTTTTATTTGTCCATTTTGGTGGTCTCTTATGGATTTTTGCTCAATTATGTTTTTCGCCAGCATGATCATTAATTGTGATCGTCTTGTCTGTATTTCTCCCATTGTTGTGAGAGCTTCGTATATCAAATACCCCATTGCAGCGGCGGCCGCAAGATAACATAAGAATAACACGATTAGCGCGGCTATTAATGTGTAGTCCATTTAAGCTCCTCCTATTTAGTTTAGTCATCAAAATTTAATTTATCCTGGGCTCTGTCGCCGTCTATATACCGGAATATTTCCGTTGTTAATCGTTCGATTATTTCGCTACACTCGGGCGTAAACGGAATTTCACTAGTCGGTGTTTCGTAATTTATAACTCTCTTCGGCACCTTTACTTCGATGAACGTTCCGTCATTGGGTATATAAAATTTGGCCGTTATGGTAACGCTTGTTTCTGCTGTCTTTTCATTGTATGTATAGATAAGTTTTCTTGCTATTAGACGATCTTCGCAATAGTCCGGTAGCTCTAAAATCTTGGTTATATAAGGCGAAAGTTCTTTTACCGCTTCAATTAATTCCGGTCTCGGATACTCCGAACATTTTAGTTGTAGGGTGTCGCATCCTCCTGTGCTTTCGTTGTCTTGTTCATATGTGATGCTAAATACTTGGTGTTTGCTGATTTCGAATTTTTTTATTCTTCTGTCTAGCATAGTTTGCTCCTTTCTTAATTTTATTAGCGATTACCACCTGTTGTCAGGATCGTTCCGATGAGTACCATGGCCCCTAATACGTACAATGTTATTCCTTCTATCCCATGGCATTCATAAATCCATTTTCCCATTACAATTAACATTCCCGTAGAACCTGCTAAAAACATGCCTATTCCGATTTGTTCCATGTGATTTTCTCCTTTTGTAAGTCCGGTAGTTTTTCTATTTGCTGTAAATACTTGGTGACTTCATCGGCGGTCAAATATCCGATGACGTCGTTTGTTATCGGTGTGTTGTAACAAATATCCCCGTCCTTTAAAACAGCAAGTTCAAATAATCCCCCGTCTCCGCCAAAACTGTAACTAGAGCGAAGTACGCTTGCTCCATATCCATTTTTAAATTCATAGTGATATAGCAACTTCGAAAATGACGGGAAATGTCCGCTTAGATCTTCTACCGGCTCGTAATTTCCGAATTTTATTTTGGTCATATTTTGTCTCCTATCCTGGTCGATTTCGACCGGTTTGTTTTTATGTACTGCTTTCGTCGCCTATTACACCGAAAATGTTGATAAGCTCCGGCTCTTCTTTCGGCATACCTTTTCCACTCAACCAAAACTCCATTAGTTCATCAACAGTATTGAATAACAGCTTCTTCCCTTCACGCTTTCGTCTTTCCATTGACAACTCTGCACCGGCTCTCCACTGATTTTTGTAAATGTTCGGCCAACGCTTAATGTCTTGACGTTTCTTTTGTTCACCGGCAAACGGGCAACATACGCACCCAATCCGCTTAAATCCTTCATCGTATAAACTGCAATACGGAACTTTGTAAGTTTTGATGTATTCCCATACTTCATCATCACTCCATTCAATAATCGGATGTATATACCTTTTGCCGTTTGGTTGTCGGCACGGCTCTATTAGCTTCCACTTCCTTCTACGTACAGATTCCGCATGCCTGACTCCCGTTACAACAAATCTTCCCATTCCGCCCCGTTCTTTGAATTCGGCACAACAGTACCTAGCTAACCTCGTCGGTAAAATCCCTTTCTTTTCGATTAGCTTCTTCATACTCATTTTGGGTTTCTCCATCGTAACTTCCGGATACTGCTGTCTGACGAATCTGATAACCTCCGGAGGGTCAACTGTCGTTATGTTAAGATGTGCATCGAACTTTACGCTGGCTCGCTTGACGAGGTCTAATATGACGCAACTGTCCTTGCCGCCCGAAAACGCTACGTAATACCCTTCCGGTGGTTCATGAAGTTTGATTCGTCGAATAGCCAAATTTACTTTATCAACTAGCCCAAAAATGGTTTGTTCTTTTAACATTGGGTTTTGTTCCTTTCTCACTTCTATTTCGGCCACAAATAGCGAACTTGTTCCGTTTTGGAGTCAGTTTGTTCTGTTTAGGAAACAACTTCTTTTATATGTCGCCCGATCTCTTCCACGACGTTCACTGTAACCGCATTCCCGGCTTGCTTATATAGTTGTGTCTCGGAGTTGACGGCAGCTGCTCTGTCGAATTGCTCGTCCGTAAAGCCCTGTAGTCTAAAACATTCTCTCGGCGTTAAGCGTCGTATGCGAATCGCCTCGTCAGACTCTAGCACGCCGCTACATTCTGCCGGTCGATTCGGCTGTCCTTTGTGGTAACGCGCTAACAAAGCTCTAGCTGTATCAGTCGTTTGTACACTGCCTTTTTTATTAATGTCTACGAATGTGTACAAGCCTGTCTTTGCTCCGCAACCACCACCTTGACTTGATAGTGTGCAAGAGATTCTATTACCGTTATACACACACTCGCCTTGGCTACCGCCTATAATCTGGCTAAGAGCTGCTGCACTTTCTCTTCTGACAGGTAGTAGCGGTCGCCCGGCTGACTCTCCATGATATCCAACAATGTAGACACGTTCTCTGTTTTGCGGTACTCCGTAATCTTTTGAGTTGTAAACACGCCATTCGACAGTGTACCCTCGCCCCCCCATTTCAGTGAGAACGGCGAAAAATCCCCGTCCTCCGTCAATAGATAGCAGATTTTTAACATTTTCACAGATAAGCCATTCGGGTCGATTTTCTTCCGCTTCGTCAATGAGACGCATAATCTCATAAAAGAGTCCCGACCTTGTTCCTCGTCTAATTCCTTTTTGTTTTCCGGCGATACTAACATCTTGGCAGGGAAAGCCAAACGTCCACAAGTCGGCTTTCGGTACATCCCACCCTCTAACCTTTCGTACGTCATCTGCAAACCACAACCTTTCTGTATCGTATATTGCTCTATAGCTCTTTTGAGCAAATTTATCGAATTCACACCAGCCTATGCACTTCATTCCGGCTTTCTCTAACCCGGAATGGAACCCGCCGATGCCAGCGAAAAAATCTATAAACTTCATTCTCTCTTTGCCCCCTTTTCTCCATAAAGCTCTTGAAGATATTCGCGGCATACCGCTTCCCCTTCGGTCGCATCTTTAAAGTGTCGTCTATGGTGACAATCCGGGCAAAGCATAACCGCTTTTTCGATTTCGTCAGACTTATATATCCCGCAGGGCTCATGGTGATGTTTTACGCCGTACTCAATGGGAGCTCCACACCAAACACACGTGCCGCCGTCACGTTCGTAAATTTGGTTGTAAAATTCTTTAGCGGCTTTCCCTTTCAATCTCACTCTTTTTGTCTTTATTAAACTCATCGTGTTTCACCACCCTGTATTTGATTAACCTGCCTTCATAGACTCGTTCGATATTTGCCCAACAGCCTTTATGAGTTCGTTTGCCATTTATCATTTCCACAAAATGGATTTTTTCGTCAGGCTTAAAGCAGCGTTTATCGTCATGTACCCAAAGGGTATTTTCTCTTCCTTCTTCGATGGCGGCGTATTCCGCTCGGTTTTTTCTGATTAAATATCTGATCGTCATCGTCACCCGTCCTTATCATCCGGTAGAACATATACGGAAAGCCAAAGGCGGTGTATCCGTACTGTACCGGTTTTTGTATGTAGTATCCTTTGGGAGCTTTCGGCTCTTTCCAGGTTTTACTTTTTATCACTTCTTTTTTTATTTCCGGCTTTTTTAAATTCCTACTTGCCCGGTATCTTGATTTTTGGATGGAATCCTCTTCACAAAACGTTTCTCTTGTTTCTTTTACAAAGTACTCGGCGACTCGTCTTGCATCATCCGGCTTTCCGTCGTAAAACCGAAAGGCCTTGTAAGGAATTTCTCCGTACGGCCATAACTTTTTGTAATCGGAACGGGATAGCCCAATGTTATTTACTAGTAGGTGATGATGGATGCGATGGCCCTTACATTCTGTGGTAGCGATCCATTTGAGCGACTCACCTAGCTTGTGATAGAGTCTTCGGAGCTTACGGAGAAAATTGTCCAGCCGATTTTTTGCCTCTTCCTTTTTAGGTTCTGGCTCTTTGTACGTAAGGTCGATTCTTACGTCTTCCTCTTTGAAATTTTCAAGTATTAGGTAATAGAGATTTTGGATTGAATTTTTCTCATTTACTCTCCACTGTTCGGCCGATGTGTTTTTACTGTTTGGCGATCTCGGCATCGTCGGAGTCTTATATCTTGATGTGTGGTATTTACAGATTTCGATCACAGAACCTGCTTTTACCGTTTTTTGTACATACATAATTCGACCTCTTGGTTTTTATTTGGTCGTATATTTAATAGACTTAATCTAGCGATAACAGGGCCGAAGCCCTGTTTTTTTCCTGCTATATAATGTATAATATATATAGACCATTTACGGAGCTTGCCGGCTCCGGTCTGCTTTTTACGTTAGACGCCCTTGTGGCGTCTTTTTTTATTGACTTCTTCTATTCGGCTTCTCATATCTTCTACCACTCGCTTGGCCCTGGAGTCTTCTTGCTTTATTTTGTGTCTAACTCTATATAGGCACGCCCAGGTCCTATGGCCTTCAAAATACTTACAGCTAGGGCAAGCGGTATCAGGGATTAATCCGTCTACCGGACAATGAATAAATGACTTACTCATCGGGTGATTAAATCGACCAGGCTTATGGAAGTTATGAGATCCACTAAAACCAATGCGCCTATGAAAATACCGCCACACGTAGCATAGAATTTTATATCTTTATTTTCTTCTTTAAGACGGCGGTTTTCTGTCAGTAGTTCAAAGTTATCTTCCAGCAGTTGTTTGTTTATAAATTTTGTTCCTTCGAGCTGCCATTTTATATCTTTAATATTCAATTCTTCTTCATATGTTTTTTTCGTGTTTATCCATTCCGGCAATGTGATTTTCATGCTTTAACCTCCGCTCGGTAATACTCCGTATACGTCTTCTGAATTGATGGGCCAGGCGTGTGTGATTTTTAATCCCTGGTCTCTGTTATTTTTCATGTCATTGTCGTAGGCCTTTAGGAGGTAGCGTTTCTTTCTTATAAAGTTTTGGCTGGGTATAATGCTTATTTCAGGCCCCGCGCCTTCTTTTTCGATCGTGAGTCCTATAAATTGGTTGTTATTTTTAATGGCGTCTTCGAATGCTTGTATAACCTCTACTTTATTCATCAGCTTTCACCTTTCGTATGAATTTATTTCAATCTTTGACGTTGAGCCTTTTTTAAAAACGACTACTGCGGACGGAAACGGAGCGCTTCCTTTGCCGTCTCCGAATTTAAGGCGGCCTCTTATAAGTCTTATTTCGTTGGCCTTCATAACGTAGTCATGCCACCACGCGGTATCCGTCCGGGCCGGTAGTAAGCAGACGACTGTTGCTTTTCCTTGCCTTGCCGCTTCTTTTGCCTTTTTAACCCAGTTTCCTATTTTTCTTCCGTACGGAGGATTCATCCATATGACGCCCCCCCATTCTTGCTTTAGGGCATCTTCTTCTTTGGTGTAGTATTCAGGGCATTTGGCATTTTCTTTGCTTGCGCATATATCGAAAGTAAAATTAAACTCCTTGTTTAGCTTATTGAAGAGACCTTGAGGCGTACCCCATTCTTCACTGTTACTGGTATACATGCCTTTTGTCATCATTTGCCGGTACTTCCGAATCCACCTTCACCGCGATCGGTTTGGCTTAATTCGTTTGCTTCTTCGAATTCTACCGAGATGTTCTTTTCGATAAGGCCCTGCATGAATCGTTCGCCCTTATGGATGTATTTTTTAATTCGTCTTCCGGCCGTGATTTTAAACAGTCCCATGACTTCACCCCGGTAACTGCTATCTACAATGCCAACGCAATTAGCCAGATAAAATTTTGTTTTTGCCCCCTGTGAACTTCTCATGAAGAGCTTCATGTGATAGCCTTCGGGGATTTCAAAGGAAAGCCCCGTTCTTACAAAGGTTGCTGTGGAAAGATGCATGGATTTTACTGCCGTGTCTTCAATGGCATAAAAGTCGAAGCAGGCGTTTCCTTGGGTAATTAAAGGGATTTGCGCTTCGGGATGTGTCTTTTTAATTTTGATTTTTAAAGGTTCCATGTTTACCTCCTATTTAAAAAATCCTTGTTTTAATATGTCGTATAACATGGCGGTATGGCTATCGGCGGCGATGTTTATGTCCTTCTCGTACCCTGACGGCCATTTAATAGTGACGGTCCAGTCTTTCGGATTGTAGGTCAGTGTGCATTCTTCCCCGGCCATACAAAGAACTCTTTCAAAGGCCGCCACTATGATTGCTTTTTGTTTTTGGTCTTGTTCTACGACAAGCCGCATCATTTCTTTTTCTTCCGGCATCATTTTTTATTCTCCTTTCTTTTAAATTTCTCCACTTATCACCAGTAGCTCACTGGTGATTTTTTTAATTTTCTTTTTAAGGTTTTCGTTCTCCGCTTCCAGACGGCTGTTTTCTTCTTTTAGCCGTCTGTAGCCTGTTGCCGAATATTCCCATTCAATACCGGCTAGAGCCTCTACTTCTTGGCGGCCGAACTTTACGCCGGGCAGCGGTAATTGGTGGAGTTTATTTTCGTCTCTTAGCCTGTATACAGCTGATTGAGACACTCCGTAGTATTCCGATACATCTTTTACGGACATAACGTCCTTCTTTGTTTTCACATTATTAGGCCTCCTCGTCATCGTCATATAAAGTTAGCCAGCAGTGGGCTTGCCCGCACGGTCCCTGCCCGTAGCCGTTGTCGATTCCGTTGTTGTGGCCGCATTTCTTACATGCGGTGCTAGGGTCTATGCCCATTTGTTCTAGCTTATTAACCGTCCATGTGTCCATTTTCATTTTCCTTTCTTATGTTGCACGGTTTTCCGTGCTTAATATGTAAAAAAAAGAGTTTCTACTTCTTCGGCCGAAAGTTTCTTGTCGGTTGCCTCTCTAGCCACTTTTGCAATCTCCCTTTGTGTGAAAGGGACCTTGTTTTGCATTCTTTCGGACAGGGCTGTAGTGCCGATTCCTAAGAATTTGGCAAAATTGCTATGGGTTACAAAGTGTTCTGCAATAAAACCTCTTAATTTTGCATAATTGAATTTTTCCATTTTTCTCACCCCTTTTGCACGGTTTTCCGTGTTGTTACAAATATATCACACATATGTATTTTTGTAAACGGTTTTCCGTATAATCTTTTTTATTTTATATTGATGTGATACGCTTTTCCGTATATACTACTTATATAGTTTGTTTCGTTCGCAGATTGGAAGGTTTTTTATGAATACGTTTATCGAGCGATTGCGGCAAATTATGTCCGAGCGGTCTATTAGTCAAGCTGACTTATCGAGACTTACGGGCTTAAGAACTTCGTCTATTTCTGATTATTTAACTGGTAAGTATGTCCCTAAGCAGGATAAGGTGGCTCTAATTGCCGGCGCTTTGTCGGTAAGCCCGGCGTGGCTTCTTGGTTATGATTTTGAGGGTAGTAGCTTTTCGGCACGAACCGATCTTAAAGACGTGTTAAAGTCCGCTTCCTGCTGTACCTATGGTGGTAAGCCTATCAAAAAAGAGTTGCTCGAACGGTTAATTCAAGCAGCCCTGGAGGATGAATCGTGAAACGTATGTTGCCGGTTGTGCTGGATTTAATTCGTGAGTACGGCACGAATAACCCTACCGAATTGTGCCGGTGCTTAAAAATAAGTGTAAAGAAGGTGATAATCCCAGATATGCCCAAGGGTTTGTCTCTTTGTGTGTTTGGGCATAATGTTATTTATGTTAATAAACGCCTTAACTTTAATGCCCAAAACGTTGTTATTGCCCACGAGCTTGGCCACGCCGTTCTTGGGCATGTGCAACATAGGGTTTTAGGTTTCGATATTGTTCCTCGTAAGGAGAATCCGGAGAAAGTAGGCCGGCAAGAGCTTGAGGCAAATAAGTTTGCGTTTCTTCTTATAGCCCATACGTGTTTACGGAATGATGTTGATATGATAGACGGGATACGAGAAGAGAAGCTGCTTACGACGGAACGGGTGTCGGAATTATTAAAAGTTTTCGCGGGTACAGCTTGTTATGTTAAGTAAACTCATTAAGGGGTGTTGCTTGTGCTTGATGTTTTTTATTTTGGATTGCCTATTGTCGGGATCATTTGTTATTTTTTAGATTTTTATTCTATTTCTGTGTGGTGTGGCTACGGGGCTCTGGTTGTATCCTTTTTGGTTATTGCTATCCATAACGAGCCTAATAAATTCCGTACGTTTGTATTTTATTTCGTCATTACCGCTGCGTGTCGATTCTTTTTGGTTTCTTCCGATGTTCCTGGATTTGATGCATGGGGAATTGCGCTTTCTTTTGCGCTTTCTATTTTGTTAATTCCTTTTATCGCAGCCGGTATTTTCGGCATTTTATCAAGAAAATAGTTTGGCTCTATGTAGGTAAATAACAAGTATTGACATTAGTATCAATATTGGTTATCCTTTGGATATAGACGGGGACTTGCTCTCCAGGCGGCGGGGCCGCCCAATTTCCAAGAGGAGCGTTCCCGCCGCGCGGGCCCTGC